TATGATTTTTATCTTCTCTATCAACACTCTTCAAACAAACAGGACACTTATCATCTTTTGTACCCATTTTTTTGTATTGCTTATTAAGCTCTTCGATAATTGTTTCTAGTTTAGTTATACTTTTATGAAAATCATTTATCTTAGTATCTACTTTATTAATACTATCGTTCGATGCTTTAATTTGCTCTTCTAGAGAAGATACAGATTTCTTTTCATACTTGTTAAAATATTCTTCCAACTCTTGGAGTTCAACTTTATTATTATTTTGTCTTTTTAAGTATTTTTCTAGTCTAAATTTTCTTTCATCTTCAAAGACGATACTTCTAGAATTTAATTCATCAAGATTATTTTTATTTTCGTTTAGTTTAGTTGTTTCAATATTAAAAGCATTTTTTACTTCAGAAATATCTGATCTAAGTAAATCAAGCATCTTTGAAAATACTTCTAAATTAAAAATACTCTCGATAAACTTTCTCTTATCTTGTTTTTTCATTCCCATAAAAGGAATGGTATTATTAATTGTTAGAATAATACAGTTTTTAAATATTTCTTGGTTTGTGGATAAGAGATGCTCAATATAACTATTAGTATTACTAATACTATCGAGTGTCTTATCTTCTCCATCTACTGAAAGATAAACCTTCGAAGGGCTGAGTGTTCTTTCTATTTCTATCTCCTTGAGAGAAGTCTCATCAATCACCGAGAAACAAAGTTTAACAACAGCTCCGTCATTTATAAGGTTATTGCTTATAAAATCTTTTTTAATATCTCTTAACGTTGTACCGAAGACGGCGAAATAAATAGCATCTGCAATAGCGGATTTTCCAACACCATTCCTTCTATCTTCTTTATCTTTATTTGACCCGGTGATAATGTTAAGACCCTTTTTAAAGTCTACTTCAACAAATTCGTCCCCAATAGAGAGAAAGTTTTTAATATAAAGTTTTTTAAATTCAATAAATTTCATTTACATTTTTTATACAATTGCAGAGTATAATCAATTATATCATCTTTATTATCAATTTCAAGCTTATTAATAAACTCTCTTATTGCTTCAGTTACATCAACACTCGAGAAATCAACATCTGAGACAATTTTTTGTACTCCAATATTATATTTGTAATCAACAGTTAAGTTTAAAGGTTTAAGCTTATTAATTTCTTTTATCCATTCATCTATCTCTTCAGGGGTGTATTTCGTATCTACAGTTAATCGTACAAAGTTTCCCGGAGTATACTTTTCTAATAATTTTTTATTTTCTCTAATCTCCCCTAATTTAAGTTTTCTGTGCTTTGGAGATATTTCATTAGGTATAAAATCAATAGCACTTGTCTCTAGATCAAGTATACAGATTCCTCTCGGTTCAGTTGAATCTCCGAAATCCATATTATAGGGAGCACCGAGATATATGATATTACCATTTGAATATTCTCTAAATTGACGTGTATGAAAATGACCTGTAATAATATGAGGAGATTTTTGAAATAATTCATCACTCGTAAAGCCATGATCACAGAGTTTAGTTTCATTTAATTTAAATGAAGCAATTTCGAAATGACCAAAAACATAATCACTCTTTGGTATGTCTGATACTTCAGTACCCCAAGGACAAAAAGATAATGTTTTACCGAAAAAAACATCTGATGTTAGTTCGTCTATAACAGTAATATTTTTATAACCCTTTAAGATTGAAAGAGAATGTACTGATGAATTGTTTTTAAAAAAGCAATCATGATTACCTGTTATCATCGTGATATTAAAATCAGATAGTTCAGATAAAAATTTAGATGTTGCTTGTATTGTATTAACTGCAATTTCATCTCGGTAGTGTAAAAGATCGCCACAAAAAATAATATCTTTAATTTTTCTTTTTTTGAGCTCTTTTTTCATCCATTTACCAAACTCAAAAGCTATTTCATGCCATTGAGTTGAGTTTTGGTGAACACCGAGATGAAGGTCGCTAAAGCAACACACTTTTGAATTTTTAATAGTAATACTCATTCGTACTGGGAGTTATAATTATCCTCTTTTTCAGGATTAACATACACACCATCCCCACCTGGTTCAGAATTAAGAACTTCTCTGTAATAGGTTTCTTGATATGCAGCAATTGTTTCTTTTTATCTTTTCTCTTTTTTAATTCTAGTAATAAAAGCATGAAATGCAATGGTTGTAAAATAAGAAAATGGGTTATAATTATTTCCCTTAGAGTCTTTGCTATCAATATTAAATTTTTTATTTTTTAAAGCGGTATACATTTTAATAACTGCATCCCCTACCATATCCTCTCTGTAAGAATAATTTATAAAATTTGGAGCATAAGAAAGTCCTTTGGCAATTTTGTAGATACTCTCTGCAAGATAATCGTTAATATCATCAGATTTATAATATTCTTTTATCTCTTTATAAAAGAGTTTTGGATCTACATAAAACTGCTCTTTAGGATTTTTTTTCTTTTCATCCATTACATCCGTTTCCACTTTATTTGAAATTTTACTTTTCATAAAAATCTTTTACCCCGTATGGTATTTGTTCTTGTTTATATAATTGTTTTCTCTTTTCGAAATGTTGTAATCCATAACGTAAATTATCAATAATATCGAAAATTAAAAATTGTTTTTTATCAGAATGTAAACGTAGACCACGACCGATAGACTGAATAATTTTTACTTTTGCTTTTCCGCCAGCTGAAAATATTAAGTAATGCAAATTCTTAATATTAATACCTGTTGAAAATATTTTTGAAATAGCAATAACACAAATATTGTTTTGCTCTTCCATAAGTTTTTGTACTCGTCTTCGTTCTTCTACATCTACTTCACCTCGTATAAAATATATTTCTTTATTAATTTTATTTTCGGTTAGTTTTTTCTCTAACTCTAAACCGTGATCAATTAAATCTACTAGAATAAGACAATTATTGTCTACTCTATCACAAAGGTTAGATATAAAATTGTTTCTGTAATCTGATGATATAATGTATTTCTGTTCTTGAGTAAACAATTCTGTTGGATTATCTATATCAGCAGATCTAAAAATTGGAGGATTAAGATAATTTAATCTTAAACCTGCTACCTTTGCCGGGGTTACATAACTCTCAAGTTTTAACTCGTGAGCTTTTTTAGAGTATTTCACCGAACCAAATTTAGAGAATATATTCCATTGATCCATAGACTCTTCTGGTAGTGTACCAGTAAAGCCGAATTTATGAAAAGTAAGGATTCGCTTAATGAGTTTGTTGATTTTGTTGCCCTTGCGGACCTTGTGCACTTCGTCTACGATTAAAACATCTATACTCTCTGTCCATTCCGTGTTGCTCTTCTCCGAGAGTAAGATGCCTGTATTCGCTATGATAACGTTTGTTGAGAAATCTAATTCGTCTTTTCCTGTCCATATGCTAAATGAAAAATTAACACCATAATCATTAAAGTCTCCTTTTGTTTGCTTTACCAACCCCAAGTCTGGTACTATTATAAGACATTTAAACTCAGGATTCTCTCTATATAAATTTTCTAATAAAGAAGAAATAATTAACGTCTTACCACCAGAAGTAGCTAACTCAATTATCCCGTGATGATTATGTAAACACGTTTTTACAACATCTTCTTGATAATCTCTCAGCTGTAAGTTAAGTTTAGGGTCTTCAAAATTAAACCTTAAAGTAGGTTCAGTTGCTTTTTTTAACCGATCTGTTAACTCAAAAGTTGTATCGTTTTCTCTACACCATTTAATAATTTCTTCCGTAAAATGTAATTCAAACTTACCAGTAGGTGTAATTAGATAGGTTCTATCTTTTACAAAAAAACCTCTTCGTCTAGCAAAATTAGCAGCTTCATTTTTAACAGAAAAGTGCTCTCTTAGCTCTGCGAAATCTCCGGAAACTATCTTTCCATTATTTCTCCCTGTATCTAAATCTAAAGTTATCATGTGGTTTCTAACTTCATAATCTCTACGATATTTTTTACATCGTAAGTAAAAGAAGAAAGTATTCTTTCAACCTTCTCTAAATATTCTATTATCTGACTATTGTAATATATTTGATCTGAGATATCTACAACTAAGTCTGATTTATTCGCAGCTTCTGCAATCTTTCTCGTATCGAGTTTTACAGGAGATTCTTTAATAGCCTTTTCAGCAAGCTTGTTTATAAGTTTTTCTTTTTCGGATCTTAATTTACCTCCAAGCATTTTATGTCTAATCAATCTTCCAACAAACAAATGCTTTATAAGAGGAGCTTTCATCTGTTTCTCCTTTACATTAAATTCATCAACTTGACAAAACTCGCTCAATTCTTCAGAGTATTTTTCTAAAAGTTCTAAGCTCGGTTTTATATCCATTACTCTATTATAATATATTTTTCTAGATATCCACTAAATAATTAAAATGAAAACATACGAGGAGAGATTTTTACGTATACTTGAAGACGGAGGAGATGGAGGAGGAGCTATGACGTCAGGTAGCGGTGGGGTTTTTGGAGACTTCGGAGGTCACGGCGGAGATGTAGGTAACTCTGATTGGTATGCTACAGGAGATGCTAGAAACTTATTCGGATGGGGTGGCGGTGTTGTACATAGACGTAGAAAGAAGCGTAAGAAGAAGAGTAGAAAGAGAAAGAGTAAGCGTTAAGTAAACTAGATGTGGTTGTATCCAGAAGAATTTGACCCGGAAGACTATCAAGGGTTTGTGTATAAGATTACAAATCTTAATACTGGTCAATACTACATAGGTAAAAAATTTTTTTGGAAGTTAATTAAACGACCACCTCTTAAGGGTAAAAAAAGAAGAAGAATTGAAAAAGTAGAATCAGATTGGAAAACTTACTGGAGTTCTTGCAATGAGCTTGCAGAAGATTTAAAAACTCTGGGTGAAGAAAAATTTAAAAGAGAAATATTACTTCTCTGTGAATCAAAGTGGCAGTGCGCTTATCAGGAAGCGAGACTACAATTCGAACATAAAGTTCTAGAAGACCCTACCTCTTATAACGGTATCATTAATATAAGATTAAGAAAATTTTTAAAGAAAGAAGAAAATGGAGAAGATTAAAAAATTACTGTTCGGAAAAAATGTTAAGTTTTTAGGTATCGGTGCTACTGTACTTATTATTTTATTTGTAATTATTAAGACAACTTTTATTAATAATAAACAATTAGATGATGCTATTAAAAAGACAGTTTCAAACGATGATGTAAAACTTACCTTGATGATGTATGGAGTTACTTTTAATTCTTCAGTATTTGCGGATCCAGAATATAATCTTCTTTCTAAAGACTGGGTTGAAACAAATGCTCAAATGGATTTCTTACAATTCTTAAGAGATTTAGGTCTTACTGAATGGAAACAAAATGTTGGAGATTGTGATGATTTTGCTAAAGCGTTTACAGTATTTTTAAAGTCTTATATTAAAAAAGAACACCCTAATGCAGCTTCTCCTGCTGTTGGAGAGATTTACTATATAAGAGATGAAGGTGGCGCTCATGCAATAAATGTAATTGTACTAGATGATCCTTCAGGGTTATACTCTCTATCTTTCTTCGAACCACAAGCTCAGAAGTTTGTAAACCTTTCACAAGAAGAGATAAAATCAATTTATTTCCTCTCAATTTAAAAAATAAGTTGATTATTAAAAAACTTATGGTTACAATCACTTCGTGAACGAGATTAAGCACCCTACTATAAACATTCCGCTATATAATTATATTTCTGCCATATCTCTGAATGAAGTTATAGATGTTATAATCGGTAAAACACAAAAAGATATCTTTAAATATTATAACTCTTATGAAATCGATTTAACGAAAAGTTATTGTAAAAGGTTTTTCTATCATAATTTTATAAAAGAAATATGTGATATATACATTAAACGAAAAAACCTATTTAATTTAATATTTTACTACAAAAAAGAAGATAACTTTACAAGTAAAGAAACAGAAAAGATTATAAAACTTATAAATAAACACCTCCCTATATGCATTTATACCGGTAAAGTAAAGTTCAAACAACTAAAAGAGTATAAACAATACGGGGAAGTAATAGAAGAATGTGAAAGGATAAAAGTATTCACTGAAAAGAAATCTCAAAAAAACTATTCATTCAAGACTATAACTTCTATATCCAAGAAATATGAGTTAAATTTTCTATCAGAGAGGTATTTTACGGATTTAAATATAAAATTTAATCTAATCCGATAAATATCTATATGAGTAATTTCACTGATACTGTTTTAAAGTATATTGATTTGTATGAAAGTGGAAATGGACTTTCATATGGAGGAAGTGGCGGAGCTTTTACCCAATCCTCAGGGCTAGATGGTGGTGGAAGTGGTACAGGTTCTTCACAAAGCCCGCTAAGATTTCCAGGAGCTTATGAAGTACCAAGTGCAGGACCGGTTCAAAAATATGCTGTACCGAGAAAGAATGATATTCCCGACTCTTTAAAAGAGTTAGCTGTAGCAGATAATCAAGGGGTTATAAGAACCGTTATAAATAAACTTGCAAATAAAGAGCCATTAACTGCTCCAGAACAAGAGATTGTAAATCAAATAAAACAAATGGATAAGCATAAGGATGTATCTGCGCTTAAACAATCTCTTGACAACGATGAAGAAGAAAACGAAATGAAATCTACAAGGACTGTTATGAACGATGAAGTTGAAATGATGAATAATCCTAATCGTCCAAGATTATCATTTTCTCAAACATAAATACTATTATGGAAATAAGTCCTTTTGATGCAAAAATTATTGAAATGCTTTCTCGAATTGATGAGGAAGAAGGTTATGATTGGGGTTCTTCTATAGAAGTTGACCAAGGTGCTAATTATAATCAAGATCTAGTCGCTAAAAAATTATTGAGAATCGGTACTTTTGAACTTGTTGATAAGAATGATGAGTTTTATACCCTTAAAGGTAAAGGTGGTTTAGAAGTAAAAGTTGATAAAAACGGAAGAGTTAACGGTAAAACCTATAAAGATTTTCTAAAATATTTAGGTTATTTATCCAAAAAATATAAAGAAAATAACCCAGTTGAAGAAGCTGATATTCCTCTCCCTTCAGCTCCTTCCGTAGGCGATATGCCTGAAGGTCCTTCGAATTTAGTTACCGGGGAAATGCCAATGCCTGATGCTGCAGCACCACCCGAAGACGCTCCTATAGAAGGTGAGGAAGAAGAAGAAAAAGAAACTCCGGAAGGTATTAGAGAATATATTGATATGATTAGAAGAGCCCTTACTCTTGACCCTAATACTTTAGAACTTTCAGATTTTCAAAAGAAAGCTCTATATACTACTGTAACAGCTAAAAATGCAGAAGATAAATTAAAAGTCTATAATAAGATTTTAAATGATTATGATCCTATTGAGCAGCCTTCTGAAGTACCTAATTACGATCCTTACGCAACAAAAAATTCATAATGTTAAAAATTTTTGACCAGTTAGTAGAGGCTGTAGTAAATCATAACGATTTAATTAGTCAGCCTAAAAAAGATTCTGCTTATTTTATATTTGGAAGAATGCACCCACCTACTGCTGGTCATCAACATCTTATTAACTTAGGAAAAGAGCTTGCTGAAAAAAACGATGGGGATTTTTATGTTTTTTTATCTCCAAGCTCAAAGGATAAAAAAAGTCCGTTAGAATATCAAAGCAGACTTGATGTTTTTAGAAATAATCCAAACTTTAAAGATATTAACATTGTAGATAATGATAAGGTTAAGACTCCTCAACATGCTGCAGGCTATCTTAAAAACATTTTAGGATATCCCGTACTACATATTATCGCTGGTAGTGATAGGGCAGATTACTATAGAGATACGTTTAGCAGACCGATGAGAGACGGATCCAAAGTAAATGTAGAAGTCCTAGGCGGTGAGAGAAGTTTAACTGGTAAGCAAGATCCTAATGACCCTTCTACTATAAAAGGTTCAAAAATGAGAGCTGCTGCTATTAAGGGAGACTTTGAAGAATTTAAAAAAGGGGTACCAACCGGTACCCCTGACGAAACAATAAAAAGTGTTTATGATAAAATAAGAGAGAAATTAGTTTAAATATCTCTTTCAATATCACCAACACGTGCTAGTTCATCTAGCTTATCTTCTGGTTTTCCAAGACCACCAATAGCTGTAAAGATACTTAATCCAGATTTATTACCCTTATAAATACCTTGATGTACGGTAGAATTTGTCTTAAGAGTTCTCGTTAGCTGTTCAAACGCTTGATCTAAATATTCTTGAGGAATATTATCAAGAGAATCTTCATCACCAATAACAACTGCAGCAGCGACATTACCTGTGCTCAACTTGATACCACCAGAAAGAATATTTTTCTGTAAATTATCTCGCATTGCTTTTGAAATATCTGTACCGTCAGCCCACTTAGTAACTTGAGTTGCTCCGAATACCATTACACCACTATCTAAAACAGTCTTATAATCTTTATTATCAAATGTAGAGTAACTACTATTTTTAGTAATAATATTATTAAAAAGGTTGAATAGGGTACAAATACTACCATTAGAAGTAGACCAGAATTGATTAATACTTAAACGAGGATAAAGTTTATTAATCTTTTCATTATCAATAATAACTAATGGAGAAACAACACCTTGATCAACGTACTTTAATACTTCTTTAAGTGTTTTGTAAGCATTTGCAGCACATTTTTTACCTTCGGTAATCTTAGGTAATGCTAAAAATACCCCTACCTTGTCAGATGAAGCTTTAGTAGAAGCTTGGTACTCTCTAGCAATTTCAATTAATTATGCAGTAGTACCAGAACCAGTACCACCACCTGCACCTGCACAAACAATTACTCTATCAAAGTCTCCTGCAAAAGATCTTCTAAACAAATCAAGAATATCTTCACGCTGCTCTTTGATAACCGCTCTTGCAACTTCTCTATCTTTACCAGCTCCAGATTCGTTGCCGATCTTAAGCTTATTCGAAATACTACAGGTTGCAAGATCTTGAGCAGCAGTATTAACTGCGCAAACTCTCTTATATCCAAGTTTGTTAAATGTTTCAGCGATTCTCGAACCACCTTGACCAGAGCCAACAAAAGCAAACTTGAAACCTACTGGAATTGAATCCTCAATATTAACATCAACTTCTTCTTCAGAAGGCATTGGAATATCAGGCAACTCCATGTCAAAAGTATCATCGCTTTGGTTTACGATAATATCATCATTTTCATTTTTTTGTTCTTCACTCATATTTTTATTTAAGTTTTTGGTTTAAAAGCTTCTAAGAAAATTTCTAGAACTGTTTTTTCTTTTACTGTATTATTTACTGTTGGAACCTCTACTACATCGCCCAACATATCATAATCACCATAAATTTTTTCATCGTCGTACTCTGTAAAATCAATTACTTCTTTTTCTACAACTGGTATAGGCTCTGCTGTAGCTTCTAGTTTATTCTTCTTTTCAATATCTTTTAAGATAATCGTACAAAGTTGCCCTGTTTCTGGGTCTCTTTTAGATCTTGTAATAAAGCTTTCAATTTCAGCTTTGGTAAATACTCCTTCTAATCTTTCGATAGGATTTTTAAGATCTCCCCAGATATAATGAATAAGATACCTTTCTGTTACTCTTGCACAATCTCTTATAACGAAATAGGCAGCCTTTTTAAGTATTTTTACTCCAGTATCTGGCTTATTTGCAGCAGTTTTAGCAGGACTTAAAAGCGCAGCCTGCTTACTTTCACTCGCTTTAAGAATTTTATGTTCAAATTCGTACGCCATATTATATACTTATTTAGTATTATACGACACTTTTACAACTGTAAACAAAAAAAAGAGGGAGAAAAAATCCCCCTCTTTTACAACTAATTTCTACTAATCTAACCGTAAATAGGTTTACGGATGAATTCATAAAACTCATTTCTTGTTGCAGAATCATCCATAAAATCTCCAGACAACTTACTCGTCTTCATAACACAACCATCATGCTTAACACCTCTCAAGCAAGCACATGTATGAGTTGCTTCAATAACTACCGCTACTCCTTTATTCCTTTCACATACTTCATCAATCGCTGTATGAATTTGCATCGTCATCCCTTCTTGAAT